ATGACGACTTGACCCCCGTTTTAGCTCAAGAATTTCAACGTGGCGAATTGGCTGCTTTGCTTGAGGAGTATGGGCTGTGAATAATATTGAAGTGACCATTATAAATAGTGGGTGGGGAGTTTATAAAGGTATCAAAACTGTTAGGGTTATTGATACTTATATTAACCACTCAGGGAGACCAGAGGCTACAGTAATGGATGATGAGTGGTACGCTACTATTCTTGTGGCGAAATTCATTGGGGATAAATGGGTAATTGACCTAGACTAATTGATTATAACCCTAAGCGGGTGGGAGTATTCACCCGTTTACAGATGTAATCAGCATCAGCTAATGCCTAGGAGGGCTAAATATGTTTATCTTTGAATATTTTCAGATTGAGGCAGACCGTCTTGAGAAGAAAGAAAAAGAAGGGCGGGACAAACTCGCTCAGATGGTGGGTGTATGGGATGAAGACCCAAGTGTAATCAACGTCCAGAAGGATGTTGCATGGGCTATGAACGAACAAGACAGGATGCAGCGTTCTTACTCATAAGTTAAGTTATCAAAAGAACCCCTTGTAGAGATGCAGGGGGTTTTTTTATGGCTAAACTTAGGAAGGAGTAGTAGATGAAAAGTTTTGCTGACTTGTATGGGGAGCAAGTGTCTCTCCCTACATGGAAGGTGGTGTTCTATGATGCAGACCGTGTGATATGTTGGAAGGCCACAACAAGAAAAGCCGATGCAGTAGAGTGTTATGAGGATGCTTTGCGTCATGGGTTCAATGTCAAGCTAGAGAGGATATAGCATGGGCTTGGATATGCGTATGGTCGCTTTGGGCGACATGGGCCGCCTAGAGGCCGAATATGAGTGGAGGGGTAATGACCCTATTCTAACTCTTGTTTGTATGTTTGGGGCTGGTGGCGACTCTGAAGACGATTTCATGGATGGTTCAACACCAATTACTATGGATGCACATGCCTTGTATATGATGACACGGTTCCTTGCAGACCCTGTACTTTCCTTGCATCTATGGGAACAGACAGGGGATAGGGAGTATTATGATGATATCATATCTCCTATTTTTGAACAGTTTAAGGATGCTATGGACCTATCCGATAGGAAGTGCATAGATTTCTACTTCTATGCGAGTTATTGATATGACCAGAGAACAAGCAAACAACCCTGATTTAGTTAGGGGTTTTAAATGCGGGGCGACTGGCCCTGTAGTGTACCTAGGTCTTATGACTAGGGAGGAGGTGCATAACCTTCAAATTCAAGCATATGCTGATGGTAAAAAGATAAGCATATGGCAACAAGCAAAGGTGACATAATGTTAGAACAATGCAGTCAACCAGAGTTCCCGTTCTATTGGTGGGACTCAATATTTATGGGGGTTGTTGAGACCTTCATAGACCTTCACTGTGACACTATGGTGATTGTCTCAGGATTAGGATTAGGGGTAGCAGCAGCAGTTGTTGCCTTTATTCCCCTGCTACTCACCTGTAGGAAGTTATGGTGATCTTTTGGAAGGCTCTTGGTGTATTCACTGAGAACCTCATATGGATGACACTGTTTCTGCTATTAGTATGGGCAGTGTCTCTATTCCCTATCTATACCCCTGCTTAAAACATACCAGAGGGTACACTTGCATGGTGAGTGTATCCTGTGGTGCGCTTTTGCACTACCCTGCCTATGGGGTTGCATAGGTTTTAAAGCCTAGGAGGGCTACAATATGACTACCACTACAAAAACTAACCTGATGGTCCCTAATAAACTCACTGCATTCAACAGAGTTAAGTTGATTGCGATGGCAGATGCAGGGGTTCGCCATTCTGCTATTGCTAGAGATTTGGGTATTACTCAACAGGCGGTTATGTATCATGTAGACCGTCAGAAGACGTTGACTGATAAGTATTCTACTTCTACTGATGATGCACCTACTATGAGTACTATGACGAGCCATACAACCCCAGACCATAAAGTTACTGGCTATCTTGTGGGGAACAAATTTTATCTTGACCTACAGGCTGTAAAGGATGTAGTACAGATAGGTGATACTGTACAGACCGTTAACGTAACCTCTACTCAGGTTGTTGGCCTAGTAGAAACTAAGGAGGGCTAAGGATGCCTAGATTCCAAATTACGATAGAAGATATTTGCGATAACTATGTCTCCCAGTTGGGGGGCATAGAGTCCTGCTATGAGGGGCAGGAACTAAATGTACAGGAAGATGGTGCCCTTGTAAGTGAGGATGGTGACCACCTTGTTGGTGGCAATGTCATCATACCTGTTAGTGATGACGCTCACGTAACCTCTTGGTGGCATATAGGCCAAGAGACACGCTATGGCCTCAAAGTCACTAAACTTGAGAGTGATGCCATGCTAGAAACATGGGGCTATGATGCTGAATATGACTATGGCTATGCGGGATGTACCTCAGACCGTAAGCTAAAGCGGTTCATTATGGATCAAGTGCGTGATCGTAATTGGATTGCGGGTTGGCATATGGCGCGTGGTATCTGTAACAACTCAGGCCAGTATATGAATACTGGTCAGAGGTTGGGGTACTTCAACCCAAAGCGTTCTGAGGAGTTCAAGGGTAAGATATCCCTGTTCAAGAACCATGCTGATGCTGTTCGTGATGTGGATGGTAGCCGTAGGGTTGCTATGAAGGTGGGCAGAGCGTTCAAGTCTATGTTCCCCAACTTCTGCGATGCTCAGATTGAGATATTGGGCGATGCATTTCGTGCTGAGATGGTGTCCAAAGACCTCACCCTCAAGTCTGGTAAATCACGTGCTGACTTTGAGAAAGCATATGGTGGCGCGTTGGGTACTAACGAGAACCCTGACACTGGTTGCTATAGGAAGTTTCTGGGTAACTCATGCTTACGTCCTTCCTACCTCTACTCAGATGACAACTACCACAAGGATACTTTGCCTCATCATCCTGCTCAGGCTTATGCTAGTGGTGACTTTACTATCTATTGGGTTGAGGAGCCTGACGGTAAGGTAGCAGGGCGTTGTGTTGTTCTTACTACTGACCCTGACAAGCCTAGGGCTGGACCTCTGTATGGTCTATCAGAACAAGCTATGACCACTATGGGCAAGGCTATTGAGGCTACTAGGGCAGATGATAGTTGGGATGTATTCAGGCATAGCGGTTGGGAGGGTGCTAAGATGCTCAACATACCCTATGTCAATGGTGGTTATGTCGCCCCCTATCTTGATGTGGAACCTACACGCCTCACTGAGTTGGACAGTGACTACCTGCAGATTGATCAGCGTGGTGGTATCAATGCTGGTTCATACCGTGGTGTTCTTGAGGGTAATGATTACTGTTGTGAGGAGTGTGGTGACAGTATGCATGAGGACGATCAGTACTACTCCGAGTGTACTAGTACCTCCATGTGCGAGAGTTGCTATCACAATACTCATTCACAATGTGAGGTTGATGACTGCTACTACCACAATGACAACATGACCTCAGTTAATAGAGTTACTCGTTGGGGTTCTAATTCATACATGGTGCATGACAGTAACCTAGACGGCTATGCTTTGTACTGTACTGATGGTGATTGGTGGCGGGAGGAGGACGTTACATTCTGTGAGTATGAGGATATGTATATATCACCTAATAACATAGATGAATACTTTACCTCAGATTGGGACACTGAACTATATCCACTCTCAGAGCTTGTGACTGTTACAGATGCAGATGGCAATGATTCCCATGTATCTAGGGATGAGGCAGAGGATGATGATGATTATGTTCAACTAGGAAAAACAGGTTTGTATCATCCAGTAGTAAAAGAAAAAGAAGGAGAAGTAGCATAATGTTTAGTTTAGTAGAGATGTTGCGGTATATGCGGCCTGATGGTTGTGAGGCGCAACGATTGTTTTGTCAGCGGTTCTTGGAACCTGTGTTTGGTTATCCAGATGTGCATGGCAATTACATCAAGATTATCAGTGATGAGACTGGTCAGTATCCACCTATCTGTTTCACTGCTCACCACGATACAGTACACAAGCAGGGTGGTATGCAGAATGTCCTAGTCATCAATGACGTGGCTTCTGTTGCTGATCCTGCTACCTCATCCTGTTTGGGTGCTGACTGTACCACTGGTATCTGGCTCATGCTCAATATGATTGAGGCGGGTGTTGTTGGTACGTATGTTGTCCATTCAGCAGAAGAGATTGGTTGCTTGGGTAGTCAGGCGTTGGTCAAGGCTAGACCTCAGTGGCTTGATGGGGTCAAGGCTGTCATATCCTTTGATCGGTATGGTGACAAGTCTATCATCACGCATCAGTCATCCTACCGTACTGCGTCTGATGAGTTTGCTGAGAGCCTGTCCGATGCCCTAGGTATGCCTCAGTTGCAGCCTGACGATGGTGGCTCATACACTGACAGCAACGAGTATGCTAGTGTTGTGTCCGAGTGTACCAATGTCAGTGTGGGTTACTACAGACAGCATACGTCCAATGAGACACAGGACTTGCGGTATGCCAATGAGCTGTCCGAGCGTCTTATCAAGGCTGACTGGTCCCGTCTGGTGTTTGTGCGTGACCATACCGCAGAGCCTGAGTGCCTGTGGGGTGTTGACTGGGCACGTGGTTGGGGTGACATTACTGGCTACAATGGTAGTACGTACAGATCAGCCTTTGACTACTATGACGATGACGATGGCTTCTCAGAAAACGTAGAGTTACTACGTATTGAGGATGTACTAGCAGAGAACCCACAGGCTGTTGCTAAGTTGCTGCACTCCTATGGTTACAGGTATGACACCCTGCTTGACGAGATGGGCATCAGCGAGAGCAACTATACTGTCAAACACGCTAACGCTTTATAGGAGATAGCAATATGAAATGGAATGACAAAAACACAGCAGAGATGCTACGCCTTTACAACCTCGGTCTGACAGGTGTTCAGATCGGGGAGAAGTTGGGGTGTAGCCCTTGTTCTGTTCGTGGGAGAAAGAGAACCCTCATAGGAAATAAGGAGGGTAGGAGGTCTACTTCTGGTGCTGTGGGAAAGAATACCCAAAGGGTGACAACCAACAAATACAAAGTATTTAGGGTGCGTAATACTGTTACTGGTGTTGTGTTTAAAATATCAGGTATGGGTGATGAGTTGCCTGACAAGTCTCTTAAATCTGCTACTGTTGGGGAGATTAGGCATAAGATGAATAAACGACTAAAACACATGATGGAATATGAAAGGGTAATGTAATGAAAGTAGATGTGTATTTTAACTTCCACAAAAAAGTCTTCTCTGTTAGACATAAAGGTAAGGTGGTTGATTACACCAAATCTATTATGCTTGAGGGTGTAAAGTTTGTAGTGCAAAAGGCAGGTAGAAAAAGGGTGTTGAAGGAGGGCAGAAAGAATGTCCATGCTTTTGTCAGAGGAGTAATACATGAACCTTGGGTAGATGGTGTTACTACCACTGAGTATAAATCAACTTCTGTCAGCTACAACCCCTACAGATCAGGTAACTTCACCGATAAGGATGGGAAACCTGTACATGAAACCTACCTAGTGTATCTTGGGTTAAAGTCTGATACTAACAAACCTTTCATAACTGCTATGAAAAAAGATTGAAATACCCCCTTGACAGCCCTTTCTATAGGGAATAGAAGGTGTATAATTACTTTAAGTATCCTAAATACTACTACTTTGAAGTAGACGTAGTAAGTAAAAACTTTAAGTAATACTTATAGTAGTGAGGATTACATGAGACCAAGAAAAAGTAGAAAAGTAGGGGTAGGCTTACATTCCACCTCTACGATAGAAGAAGTAGTTACCTACTACTTTAACACCCCAAGGTTCCGAGAACTATCACGTAACACACACAGGACGTACCACTATTGCCTACTTAGATTGTGTTCTGGATACGTAGGGGCAAAGAGGATTGGGGGAGTAAAGTTAGACAGACTTACTCCTCAGATGTGCGACACTATGTACAATGATTGGGCTGAAGATGTTAGTGTCAGTCATGCCAATGAAATGTCCCGCATCTTTTCCATGCTAATCAATATGTGCGTGGGGCTTGATCTGTTAGACCGTAACCCAATGTCTAAGGTTCACAAGAGGACTACAGAAACAAGATCAGTGGTGTGGACTAACAATCAGGTCGTATCATTCCTTGATACTGCTTTCTCTGATTTCAAGTGGAGAAACATAGGTCTGCTTGTTATGCTTGCATATGAATGGGGTCAAAGACCTGTGGACATACGCAACTTGGAGTGGGACAACATAGACTTGGAGGGTGGGGTAACAACCATCAAACAGACTAAGCGTGGGGCAGAGGTAGAATTACCTATTGACGAGCAGATGAATGAGATGCTAACAGAGCAGCAGCTTCATTGGGGCTTCCAACCATACGTAGTACCCCACTACAGGAAGCAGGACAGGGCGTACAGGCCATACACGTGTGGTCAGGTAGGTATCCTAGTCAACCAAGTTAAGGAGGCTGCAGGGTTGCCTGACGAGCTTAAGGCTGGTGACTTACGGAAGACTGCTATTGTTGAGATGATAAAAGGAGGAGCTGACAGCTTACAGATCATGTCAGCTACAGGACATAAAAATGTAGCAAGTTTAAATCCCTACAACAAACATAACTTGGAGACTGCAACCGCAGCTCTTAATAGGAGAAAAAGATGACTATCAGCCCACACCATATTAAGACCTCTTCAATATCAAGAACTATTGCAAAAAAATCAGGGTGGCATAAGTTATGTAAATCTAAAAGTCTATCTGCAAGGTCTATTAGACGGGCAGAAGAAAAGAAAGCCAACCGTATCAAAGGAAAGTTGAGGTTAAGACTATGCTGACAGATAACCTAGTATTAGAGGCGATTCTTTTCGCCTTGTTTATTTTTAGTATGACATGAGGAAGCCTAATCCTATGGCTAAGGATTTACGCCAACCTAAATATGGGCAGAAGGTTATTCCTGATAAGAAGAAGCCTTCTATCCGTAAACAGAAACACAAAGGAGATAAGGATGAAAGCTAGAGAGGAACTTTTAAAAGAGATAGGCGCACTCAAACGTGATGTGGCCTACTGGGAGACACAAGCTAAAACCCTTGAGATGCGTAAGGTAGAGCTTCAGGGTGAGTTGCTTAAAGCTAAGGCTGAGTTAAAACTTTGGATGGGAACAGGAGTATGAAAATACTAGATCAAATAGGTGTCATTGGTGGAGTTCCTTTATATGAACATCCAGAGCTAGGGGATGAGGCACCGATTCAATACATGGTAGATGGGGAGTTACAAGATACTCCCTTTTGGGATATGTATGATCCTAATGAAATTAAAATCTGGTTGGGAGAACAGGATGACATATGACCCTCAGATCATAGGTAATGTTTATGACCCCTACATCATAAAGGAGAGAAGTATATGATTAAAGTAACATACATAGACCACATGGGTAGTGACCTGTCTGTAGTCAATGCAGCACGTGTATCCTTTGGTAAGGTTAGTGAAATGGATATGAGTGATCAGTGGGGTCCACCTAAACTAAAAGACAAGGATGCTAAACTAATAAAGTATTTAGCCAAGCATAAACATATGTCACCCTTTGGTCATGCCTTTGCATCCTTTCATGTCAAGGCTCCTATCTTTGTAGCTAGGCAGTTGGTCAAGCACAAGTTCCTACGGTGGAATGAGATTAGTCGCAGGTATGTGGATGATGACCCTGAGTTCTTTATGCCTGATCAATGGCGAGGTAGGGCTGATGATAAGAAGCAGGGTAGTGCTGGTATAGTGGATATAGACAAGTATTGGACAGAGAACGTTTCTGATGATGGTTGGACCCCAATGCCTAGCCTTGCTTATGAAGATGCTTTATATTGTTACCATGGTCTTCTTAATGCAGGAGTATGCCCAGAACAAGCACGTATGGTGTTGCCACAAAGCACCATGACTGAATGGTATTGGTCAGGTAGTCTTGACGCCTTCATGGATATGTGCAATCTAAGATGTAAGCTGGACACTCAGTACGAGACTAGGTTAGTTGCAGAATATATACTGAGTGAAATGATTAACTTATTTCCAGTATCAGTAGAGTCATTAAGGGGATAAAAGATGAGTGAATATATTAATAAACCAATCAAGATCACAGATATAGAAGATCATGAAGATGGTAGCGCTACGTTGCAATTAGAGCTTGATCCTGAAACATATGCTGCTATATTCAATGTAGGTTTTGTCCACTTAATACGGAAAGGTATAGAATCAGATGACAGACAACCCACATCTAGCGTGTCCGTTTGAAGCCTGTGGATCAAGTGATGCATTTAATTGGAATGATGGCGGCTATGGGTTTTGTCATAGCTGTGGGGAGTCATATCCCGCAAAGAGAGGAAAGAAAGTGTTTGATTGGGCGAAAGAAGACTATCCAGTAGTAGAAAGGGTTAAACCTATGGATATACCAGTAACAGGTGTTACTTACAAAGATATACGTGGTTTGGACGAGAGCATCTGTCAACTGTACGGTATACAGATACAGACAGGTGAGGGTGGCGTACCAGTACGATACGCCTACAAGTATCCTCACACAGTCAAGTATCGTGACTATAATGACAAGTCTAATTCGTGGGTGAAGGACAGAGGACTAGGCATGGCTAAGTTGTTTGGCCCTGATTTTAATGCTGGTTCTGCTACACGTATATACATCACTGAGGGGGAGTTTGATGCTGCTTCTCTTTACCAAGTCCTTGGGCAGAAGTATCCTGTCAAGTCCCTGCCCAGCGCATCCATAGGAGAGAAGTTTATTAAGGCTAACCATGCCTACCTAAACTCCTTCAAGGAAGTGGTGTATGCGGGTGAGTTGGATGATGCAGGTAGACGTGCTGCTGATAAACTGTATGAGGCATTGGCTGATAAGTTCTGGTATGTTCCTATGTCAAAGCATAAGGATGCCAATGATTTCTTAACCAGTGGTGACACGGATGATCTTAAGTGGGCTGCACTAAAGCCACAACGGTACTCACCTGATAACTTCTTCTGCTCTGATGAAGAGGTAGAAGCAGCAATCCGTAATGAGAACCCCTACGAGTACGTACCCACAGGTCACACAGGTCTTGATGATAAGACTAGGGGCTTGGTAAAGGGTGGGATTACATTCATCAAAGCACCACGTGGTACAGGTAAGACTGAGGTGATCCGTTACTTTGAGACAGGTCTATTAAAGACACCTGATGTACGCATTGCCTTACTGCATATGGAAGAGATGAAGTCTACTACCTATCGTGCTATGGCTACCTATCATCTAGGGTTAAACGTTCGTACAAAGGATGATGCTGCTGAGAATGGTATCTCTGAGGATAAAGTAGTAGAAGCAGCTAAGGTAGCAACCAAGGGTGAGCGTACCATTGTGTTTGAGATGAGGTCACATGATGACCCCCTCAAGCTACTAGAGTACATTCGTCTTGCTGCTACTGTGTATGGAGCTGGTTACATCTTTATAGACCACGTACAGCGCCTTGCATACCTGTCTAACACAGGGGTTGATGGTGCTACCAGTACGCTTACTACACTAGGCTCACGTGCAGCACAACTTGCCAAGGAGTTGAACATTGGGGTGATCTTTATCTCTCAGGTCAATGATGATGGTCGTACCAAGTATGCTGCATCTTTGGAAGAGGAAGCAATCATCTGTATCAAGATAGACCGTGACACTGAGACTGATGATGAAGTATTACAGAATACTACTAACTTTATCCTTGACAAAAATAGACCGTTTGCTAAGTTAGGTCATGCAGGGTCAGTCTATTACGATCCTGAAACAACCATATTGACGGAGGGTACATGATAATATTTGATATAGAGACTAATGGTTTAAATCCCACAAAGATACACTGCCTCTCCTACACCTATCCAGACACCTTGGATGTAAAGACATTGTTTGACTATGATGATATGCGTAGCTTACTGTCTAAACAGAGCCATATAACTGGGCATAATATCATTAGGTATGACGTCCCTGTACTTGAAAGGTTGTTAGGTATAGAGCTTAACTGCTCCTACTACGATACCCTTCCTATGTCTTGGGTGATGAACACTGACAGACCCAAACATGGACTTGCAAGTTTTGGTGAGGACTTTGGAATACCAAAGCCTGTGATTGAGGACTGGAAGGGTCTGACTCAGGAGGAGTATGCCCATAGATGTGAAGAGGATGTTAAGATCAACTATCACTTATGGCAGGACTTAATCTTTAAGTTTAGAAGAGTGTACGAACAAGACAAACTCCTTCTAAATAAGTACCTGCAATATCTGACATATAAAATGCAGTGTGCCGCAGAAGCAGAACAGCAGGGGTGGAGACTTGATGTTGATCTAGCTGAGAAGTGTGTAGCAGACCTGACAGCACAGCAAGACCAGAAGATAGCGGAGCTTGTTGATGTTATGCCTATGAACAAGCTGTACAAGGTGGCAACTAAGCCTAAGAAGTGTGACAAAGAAGATGGTACACGTTCAGCCTATGGTAAGAGGTGGGATGCTTTGCTTGAAGAGTATGGTATGCCTAGTGGCTATGAAGGTGAGTTGAAGGTAGTAAAAGGTGTTGAACCCGCTAATCCTAAGTCATCTGATCAAGTCAAAGACTGGCTGTATTCTATGGGGTGGGAACCCTGCACACACAAGTACGTAAAAGAAGAAGATGGATCAGAAAGAAGAATACCTCAAGTGCGTAAAGATGGTGAGCTTACTCGCTCTGTACAACTACTTGTGGAACAGGATAAAGCGGTAGCTGTACTTGACGGCCTTACTGTAATTCAACACAGACTTGCTATCTTCAAGGGTTTCTTGGAGTGTCAGGTTGGCGGCTTTGTTAAGGCAGAAATAGCAGGTCTCACTAACACCCTACGCTTCAAACACAGCAAGCCATTGGTTAATCTCCCAGGAGTTGATAAGCCTTGGGGGAAGGAAGTAAGAGGCTGTTTACTTGCACCTGATGATGATCACACTCTTTGTGGTGCTGATATGACCTCACTTGAAGATACCACTAAGCGACACTACATGCAGCCCTATGACCCCGACTATGTTAAAGAAATGAGTAAAGATGGTTTTGACCCTCACCTTGATCTGGCGTTACATTCTGGGGCCATTACTCAGAAACAAATAGATATGCATAACAGTGGGGAGAAGAGTTTAAAGACACTGCGTAAGAATTATAAGGTGGTTAATTACTCTGCTACTTATGGCGTAGGAGCAGCTAAACTTTCCAGAGAAACTGGTATGTCAGTGGGACAAGCTGGAAGTTTGCTTACGGCTTATTGGGAACGAAACAAAGCAGTAACAGAATTTGTAGACGATCAACCAGTTAGAAATATTGGTGGTCAGATGTGGGTACAAAACCCTGTCAGCAAGTTCTGGCATACGTTACGCTTTAAGAAGGATGTATTCTCTACTCTTAACCAGAGTACAGGAGCATACTGTTTTGACAGGTGGGTCTATAACTATAGATCAGAAAGACCCAACCTGATTGGACAGTTTCATGACGAGACAATCAATGTAGTAAAAAAAGGAGATGAAGCACTACACACAGAAACTTTGCAAGATGCGATAAAAATGTTAAATAAGCACTTGCAACTGAACGTAGACCTTGGTATAGATGTGCAGTACGGCGCAACCTATGCCGACATACATTAAAGGAGGCCAAAGATGGCACAACGTGGAGTTAAATTAAGAGCGGTTCTTGAGTGGGCAAAAGTGTTCAAAGAGAATCGTGACAAGGTAGGTTACAAAGCTACGGACTCAGTTCCGGGAACCTACGAGCAGTATGATGGTGCTTGCACTGTCAACATCATCCTTGATGACAAGAACATGGAGCTTCTAAAAGCTACTGGGTTCCCTCGTACATTCAAACCTGACTCAGAGGGGCGTGGGATGGTGACTAAAGTTGACCGTAAATTCAACAGCGGCTTTGACTTTAGTAGTGGCGCACCAGAAATCTACAAGGCTGGAAGTAATAAGCTTTGGAACTTTGAGGATGGTGAGCTAGGCAATGGTACTATTGCTGATGTGTACCTATCAGTCTATGACACTAAGTACGGGACTGTAGGTAGCCGACTGGATCGGATTGATGTCCATGAACTTGTAGAACACACTGGTAGTTCTGGTGTGCCTGTCTACGAGTCTGTGGGTAGCCCTCCCCCTGTCAAAGCAGCTAACAAGGTATTAGAAGACGAGATTCCCTTCTAATGAAACAGAATTGGAAAACCCTAATTGATGGTGATATCATAGCCTATCGTGCGGGGTTTTCCTCTAACGATCTTACTGTTGAAGAAGCCTTGTTGAAGACAGATAGCTTGGTCTCTACAGCCTTAGATGACTCTGAATACTTCACGGAAGGCAACCATCAAGTCTTCCTTACAGGTAAAGGGAACTTCAGATTTGATATAGCAAAGACAGCTACATATAAAGGCAACCGTAAGGACTCGGCTAAACCAATACATCTACCTGCTATCAGAGAGCATATGTGCAACAAGTACGGTGCAATCGTTAGCAGTGAGGAGGAAGCAGACGATCTGATAGCAATAGAAGCCACTAGCTATGGCAAGAACGCCCTTGTTGCTAGTATTGATAAGGACATGCTACAGATACCTTGCTACCACTATAATCTGAGTAAGAGGCTGTTTTCTGTCGTAGGAGAATTTCAAGGACTTAAGTTCTTCTACACTCAGATACTTACTGGTGACTCCGCTGACAATATTATTGGCCTGTACAAGTGTGGGCCAGTAAAAGCAAAGAAGTTGTTACTTAATTGCAACACTGAGATTGAATTGTGGGATGCTTGCGTTGATGCATACGATGGTGACAAAAAGCGTGTCATTGAGAATGCTAGGCTCCTATGGCTAAGAAGAGAAGTAGGTCAAATATGGGAGCCACCAAGTGCCTAAGACAAGTGCAGCTAAAGCTAAGGGTCGTACAGGTCAACAAGAAGTAAGAGACAAACTACTTGAAACCTTTTCAGAGTTTGAGCCTGATGATATCAAGTCCACAACTATGGGTGATACAGGTGAAGATATACAATTAAGTCCTGCTGCTAGAAAAAAGATACCTCTTTCTATTGAGGTAAAAAGAAGAAAAGAAGGACTAAAAACTGTGTATGGGTACTTGGAGCAAGCCTCTAACCATGCTAAAGGAGAGCCTGTAGTGTTCTATAGATCAGACAGAAAGCCTTGGCTTGTTGTTGTTGGTATGGATCACTATATGGAATTGTTAAAAAACTGGAAAGGTAAAGATAGTGAGTAGTGCAGTTAAGGTGTGGGGTATTATTGAAGGGCCAATATCCCGCGAAGATATGCCTGAGAGAGATGAATTACCAGAAGACTTTGCGTATCTATTGGTGTGTAAAGTAGAAGTGGACAAAAAAATAGATGAACACAACTTTTGGTTTGACTCTTTGGATGGAGCGTACGAGTGGAGGAAATACTTTGATAAAAACATAGAACCTCTTGAGCTTGAGGGTGAATACCCCCAAGGAGTTTATGATGATTGAGGTTGACAAATGTGTGTAGTTGAGTATAACTAGGGGATTATGACAATGAAATATGAAATAATCTTAAACATAGAAGTAGACCACACCGCTAATTTTTTAGAGGTGGATAATCCTTCTAGCCCCCTTGTGATAAAAGAACTGATGTATAATATTATGCACGATATAGACGATGTAGAAATAACAAACTGTGAGGTAACACTAAATGACTAAAGTAACTCTAAATGACGTAGAATACGATACCGAAAACTTTACCGAAGATCAAAATAAAGTTTTAGCTGAATTGGTAAAAAACAACAATGTTAAAACTAATCTTGAGTATCAACTGTATAGCTTAAATCTTATTGCTGATTTACTGCTAAACAAACTAAAAAAATCTCTGGTTGAGGAAGTAAAAGATGATAACTGAAGAAGATATGAAAGCCTTCCAAGGCTATAGTGAGTGGGTAGAACGTAAGATCATTACAGACCCACAGGACAGACTAAATGAAAATGTTCTTGGCCTTTGTGAAGAGGCGGGAGAAGTAGCGGGTAAGATTAAGAAACGTATCCGTGACAAAACAAAAGTAACACCTGAAGCTATCCTTGGTGAGTTGGGTGATGTTCTGTTCTATACTACGGCACTAGCCAACTACTACAACTTTAACTTAGCATCTGTTATTACACAAAACATGGTTAAGCTAGACGGACGAGAATCTAGAGGAACTTTAAAAGGGAGTGGAGATGAGAGGTAAAAAGAGTAAGATACAAATACGTGCCAATGAGTTGATAAAGCCTATTGACCAACAGATTATGATGTGCGACAGCAGGGAAGAAACCTTGCTGTTTGCTTGTATCCTACTTGAGAAAGCTAAGACTATCTTTGAAGCAAACTTAGGTAAGACTGGAAGAAGAGAAATATTTCGTATGAGAATGGGCGAAGACAGATGAATAACAACTACCTACCAACAGACTATCAGACTTTTATTGCAACCAGTCGTTATGCACGATGGCTTGAAGATGAAGGACGCCGTGAAACATGGGGAGAAACAGTAGAACGTTATATAGATAATATTGTAAAGCCATTACTGCCTGAATGCAGTGGAGGTACTACCTTAGATGACTCTCTTACAGGGTTAGAGAACCAGTCAGAAGTTGAAGGTATTAGGCATCACCTACTATCACTTGAGGTCATGCCCAGTATGAGGTCACTCATGACAGCAGGTAAGGCTTCCTCACGTGACAATACCTGTATGTATAACTGCTCCTACTTACCCGTAGATGATCCTAAGTCTTTTGATGAGGCTATGTTCATCCTCCTTTGCGGGACGGGGGTTGGTTTCAGTGTTGAGCGTCAGTTCATTACTAAACTCCCTGATGTTCCTACTCTTTTCCAAAGCGAAACGTGTGTTGTCATCAAGGACAGCAAGGAAGGATGGGCTAAAGGGCTGAGACAAGTTTTGGCACTCCTATGGGCTGGTGAAATCCCTAAATGGGATGTGTCTAAAGTAAGACCTGCTGGTGCTAAACTTAAGACGTTTGGTGGCAGAGCATCTGGTCCTGCTCCGTTGGTTGATCTGTTTAACTTTGCTGTTACTACTTTCAAACAAGCACAGGGGCGTAGGCTATCTAGTATAGAATGTCATGACCTGATGTGCAAGATCGGTGAGGTAGTAGTGGTAGGTGGTGTACGCCGTAGTGCTATGATCAGTTTGTCTAACCTTTCTGATGACCGTATGCGTCATGCTAAGTCAGGTAACTGGTGGGAGAATGCGGGGCATAGAGCCTTGGCTAATAATTCTGTAGCATACACAGATAAACCTGATAGTATGTCATTCATGCGTGAATGGACAGCCCTTATGGAGAGTGGTAGTGGAGAACGAGGAATATTCAACAGAGAAGCATCAATTAAACAAGCTGCAAAAAATGGCCGTAGGGAGTCTTGCTATGAGTTCGGAACCAACCCATGTTCAGAAATCATTCTTAGGCCGAATCAGTTCTGTAATCTTACGGAAGTTGTTGTCCGTGCTACGGATAGTTTTGAAGACCTTGGAAGAAAAGTCCGCATTGCAACTATACTTGGAACCATTCAATCCACCTACACCCACTTTCCATACTTGCGTAAGGTGTGGAACACCAACACAGCGGCAGAAAGATTGCTCGGTGTGTCACTCACGGGGATAATGGATAACAAGCTGATGACCCTAGACAATAAAGGTCTAGCTAGTACGTTGGAGGAGCTTAAAAATGTGGCTATTTCTACTAACGCTGAGTGGGCTGACCGTCTTGGTATCCCTCATAGCACTGCTATTACTTGTGTCAAGCCCAGTGGAACAGTTTCCCAACTGGTTGACTCATCTTCTGGCATTCATGCTCGTCACTCTCCCTATTATATCCGTACTGTGCGTGGAGATAATAAAGACCCATTGACTCAGTTTATGATTGACTCAGGTATCCCTAGTGAACCTGATGTTATGAAGCCTGATGCTACTACTGTGTTTAGTTTTCCCATGCAAGCACCAGAAGGAGCTGTGTGTACTGCTGATATGACAGCACTAGAGCAACTAGAAATGTGGTTGATGTATCAACGTAACTGGTGTGAACATAAGCCTAGTGTAACGATCAACGTTAAGTCTGATGAATGGTTTGAAGTAGGAGCATTTGTGTATAAACACTTTGATGAAATGTCAGGTGTCTCCTTCCTACCCTTTAATGAACACACATATCAACAGGCACCGTATCAGGATGTAGATGTTACAGCTTATCGTAATCTTCTTTCTGTTATGCCCAAGGGTATTGACTGGTCTAAGTTGGCTGAATACGAACAGGAAGATAACACTAGCGGTATGCAAACAATGGCATGTACTGGTGATGTTTGTGAAATGGTAGACATTACTTAATGCAACTTGAACTCTTTGAAAAACTAAGTCCTTCTCCTTGTGAAGAGGGCTTAGAATGTAACAACTGTGGTATAGTCCAACCAGTTGATAACTTTGAACAGTTAGCAGCAGGAGAGATAAAAAGAAAATGTAGAACTTGTAAAAGAAATCAATCAGGTTTGATAAGACACTTAAAAACTTTACACTGCTATCCTGATGATAATTATTGTTGCCCTATCTGTAATAGAGATATAAAAGAGTTAAGCAGGACAGGTCAAAAAATGCTGCAGTCTTGGGTGTTAGATCACTGCCATGATACTGAAACCTTCAGAGCTTGGGTTTGCTTTAACTGTAATACAGGATTAGGTGCATTTAAAGATAGCCTTGAAAGAGTAACAAAAGCTAAAATTTATCTGGAAGATCATATACAAAAACAAAAGGAGAAGTAATATGATATGGGTTTATACAGTAGTAATGATGATGATAGAACCAACAACAAGTGAAAAAACTTTTATAGTATTTTCGCCAAACACTGCTTTTACAACCGAAGAATCCTGTCAAAAATGGAGAGAAGCGGATATGATAAGGCTTTACAATTCAAGACCAAATGAAAGTGCAGAGGCAATGAGTAAATGCACTTCATTTCCCTTTAATGTGGATAAGGGTGTATAGACATTGACAAACAAATCCACATATGATATAGTTGCGTTGAAACTAAACAAGGAAGTAACATGACTAAGTGGACTTTACCAAAAGATAACTTTAATCCTGTAAGTAAACCCTTACACTACAACACAGGAGAAATAGAATGTATTGATTACATTAGACAGGTACTAGGTATTGAAGGTTTTATCGCATACTGTCATGGCAACATGATTAAATATCAACACCGTCACAGGTACAAACAAAATCCTGTGGAAGATATGGATAAGGCTGACTGGTACATGCAGAGAATGAGAGAAGCTATGAAAGAGGTACATAAGTGAAGCCATACGAACGAGGTAGACGTGACTTTACGGTAGGTAATATTTCTAATCCTTACCGTAAAAACTCTAAAGATAATAGAGATTGGGAGTATGGTTTTAACAAAGCCTACTTTCTTAATTTAGATAAGGTAAAGAACATTGAGTCAAAAAAACTTAGCCGAAGAAGCCAAGAAATACGCTAACAAAAAACGTACACCTAGAACACTTAAGCCCCTCACTTCCCGAAGGTATCTAGCAGGACAAGCTCTTGCTGGAATACTTTCAAGTAGTAGAGGGGCTTTAAATATGACTGAGGTAAAAAGGTCATCATATGAGTGGGCAGACTTTATGTTAGAGGAGGAAGATTAGTAGGGTCTAGGTAGTATCTTCTGCCTGTATTTTTCGCCATCTAAGTAGGCACCAATTAAAACAAGTTGATCAAGAACCTCAGACTCAGATTCAACATCTGCAAGGTCTGAGAAGGAATCGTATACGCCCATCTCTTTTACTACCTTATCTAAAGTTTTAACGCTGTTAGCTTTTCCTACTAACTTCAACATCTTAAACAAAATCCTGTCATTAGATTGAACAGCACCTAACTCCATAAAGGCTTCAGTTAATCCTTTTGCCTCTTTTAGTACCGTTTCAACCTGATTCTGTCTATCTGTTAGAGAATACTTGTCGTCGTTCATAAGGTCACTTCTAATAAGTTTACCAGCCCTATACTCCACAAAGCTGTGAAACACTTCAGCGTATCTATTGCTACCTTCGGCAGAGCCAGCAGTATTTATAGATACATCAGCTTTAAACGAAGGTTTGCCAATCATGTTCATCATCTTCGCTGTGTCAGTTACTTTAACCTCACGAACACCTACAAGTTTAGTTGCATCTTGATCTTTCTTACCCGTGGCTGCATTAAATCTTTGAGGGGCTAAGTCGCCTTTAACAGCACCAATAATTTGATCCATGTAACGAAGACTATCATTTAATACTCGTCCGTTCTGTCTCCTGTCTATAGAAATACCATCTTCACCCCTAGCTAAACCTACTACTTGATTGATGGGGTCTACAGCTCTAGTCACACCAGAAACTACTTGACTCAACATTTTACCAGAAACCTTCTTAAGTTCTTTTATTGCTGCCTCATCTCCTGTTACAGCTAGAGATAAAGTACTACCCAAACCATCTACTGTTTGATTTAATTGGCGTGTAATAGAACCAAATCCCAACTGGTCACTCATATCTTTTAACATGTCTGGTGGAATTTTTTGGTCATTAAGTACATAAGATAACATAGCAGCCCCAGCTTTAAGGTGTGAAATAGGGAAGTCATACTTAACTGTTATTACTGCACCATTTCTATCTCTGTATTGATCCCAATTTAATCCTTGCTCCCTATTAAACTTTTCTTGATCAGCATAAGTCAACGCTATACCCCAACCAATACCAGCTTTCATTGCAAGTTCTTTTTGTGATTTTGTTTTATACCTGCCTGTTGCAAGCTTTAAAGGCATGGCTACACCCGTCCCTTCAACGATAAAGTTAAGGGTATTATTAAAGAAGCGACCAAAGGGTACAATTAAACCTACACCGGGTATGTTACGCATCTCTTCAATAAACTTTGGAAATGCACCTGTGTCAGCAAAAGATTTAGAGAAAGTAGCAGCTTGTGTCTCTACAACTGCGTCTGCTATTGCTTGTTTAAACTTAAATGTTTTCATAGCTACATCAGCATTTTCATCAGAGAAAAACTCACTCCAACTCTTGTTGAAATCTTTACGGAGCCTTTTGTCCAGTTGGTATGTAAACTCTTGAGATTTTGTAAATGCATCTTGAGCCTTAACAAAAGTTAATGTTTGTACAGTATCAATAAACTTATCCGCACCTTGACCTGCTATTGTTTTCTTTGGGTCAAAACTAGACATTTTACCAGCATCTACACCACCACTGAGAGTTTCAGTTAAGTCTTTCATTAGTTGTGGGTTTTTATTTCCTAACGCTTTGAAGGCATCGTAAGTCATCTCAGAGTCTACTAAGTTTCTTAACCTCTGTTTATTAGCCATAAACAAAGAACTTGCTTGACGTAGTTGTTCTGACGCCTTTTCATTTTTACCAAATATTTTGTATGTAGCAGCAATATTTAGTTGTACGATTCCTACCCCAATGTCAGCAACAGAGTTAATTCCAGTAGCCGCACCCCAACCAACTAAGTTTAATGCAGAAGTAGAAGGGTTAGAAACAAGAAGCCTAATAACCCTGTTTTGATTTGCCTTTATTCCCTCATTTACGTACTTGTCTAAAAACTTACCAAGAGCATTTAGCGGCACTTCATCAGGTGATTCCTGTAAAACAGCAGCTCTCAACCAATCATCATAAGTTGTATTGTCTAGTTTAAGTTCTGTCACCCTTAATGCTTCTTGAGCCTGTGACCAGTTGTTAAGTGTCTTAGCCGCATCACTTGTTCTAAAGCTAAGATAGTCAGCGAAGTTATCTATGTTAAGATCTTCTAGTTTATCTACATTTCCTTTACCAATAACACCTAAATTTACTTTAGTAATTCCTGTAGCTTTAGTAAAGTCTTCCATAAACTTTGTAAGTACGTTACGATGAGCAGTGGAATCTGCACCAGTGCTTCTAAGAGCATCAGTTACAAACCTAGTGATGGTGTCATCTTTATTTCTTTTCTGAAAGATGTAACCCTGCTCTGCCATTGCCTCAACAATACCTCTAACCCTCAACTCTTTATTACCCAATAGTAAGGTCTTAAAGAAATCTTGATCTAGTTCGTTTAAACTTTTAGGTTTAGGAGAGACTGGTGGCCCAACAAAATTAGGATCAGAAAGAGCAAGTTCGTTATTTTTTCTTTGTTTATTGATAAGCTCTACAGCATACCCACGTGACACAGCAGCTTCCCAGCCATTACGACCCCCTATTGCTCCCTCATTACCACCAGTAATAGTATTATCAGCAAGGCGTAGGTCAGCCCTTCTCAGTAACTGTGTGTTACCATCTGGTAGCTGCACTAACACTTGACCCTTCTTGAAACCTACTACAGTACCTTCTATAGCTTCGTCCATTCCAGTCTCAGGGTTTCTCTGGGTCATATTTTTAATAACTTTTTCACCCTCAAAGAAATTAAAACCAAACATGTCGGTCATACTTTCCAAGGGCTGTAGGTTTGGATTAACACCACTGGGTAAAGATAGGGCTTCAGTGCCTAATGTTTCTAAACCCCCAGACTTAGCAGACCTTGCTACAGTAAGCGCACCAACTGTACCACCAAGAATCATTGTACCTACTGCAGCTAAACCTACAGAATGAAGACTTATTTCATCTTGCACATCAGTACGTACCATTGACTTCTCATAGGCGTAGGCCGTACCTGCTGCCTGTACAATGTCTACTCCCACTGAACCCACTACTTCTTTTATGGCAGACTTTTTACCTTGTTTTCTAGCAAGCTCAAGTGAAGACTTACGACTAAGACGCTCCGCTTGTTTCCTAAAAATAGCTTTTCCTGCTTCTTCTGCAGCTTCCTTTGTAGCTCCCCTTGCTAGCTCACGCTTCATAGCTGCCTTAGCTAGTCCCTGTGCAGACTTAATAGCAACCTTAGTCCCAGCACTAGCAAAAACTTTACCTACACCTAGACTTACTAAGTTTACTGGATCAGCTAAAGCAGAACGAACGTAGTCCCACGTACCCCCAGCAGCTTCACTAAAGCTAGTTTCATCACTGTATAGATTAGCCATACCCTCAAACAGAGTATATGCTTCTCCCACTTTAGATAGTTTTTCTTCACTAAGACCGTTAAGATAAGCAACCTCAGAGATTGCACGTACAGTATTACCACCAGCAAAACCCCGCATGTTATTCATAAACATGGTGGTTATTTCTTCTCTATTGTAGTCATCGGATTCTTCAATGTTGTAACGGTTCTTCATGTACTCAGACACGATACCGTAATACTTATCATCTTTTAAATCAGTTTCAGTGTAGGTACCTTTTTCAAGAGTATCAACAGTAGCAGGTAGAGGTACAGTATCTTGAGTTTGTTCTTGAGGTGCAGGTTGTTGTGAGGAAGACCTACCTCCAAAAGTAAAGCCTTCTGGAAGACTATCTAATGCACTGCTAGGTGTTGCAATTTCTTCTGGCTCAACTTGTGAGGAAGACCTACCTCCAAAAGTAAAGCCTTCTGGAAGACTATCTAATGCACTACTCATTGTTGAAACTCATCTTCTGGAACCCAAGCATTTCCATCCCAAATACGATATTTACCATCTGATCCCGGTTGATCTGTTCTCTCTCCAATTTGAGGTTCACGTACTGTAGGAGTTTCAACAGGCGCTGGGCCTCCCGGTCTTGCGAAAGCTCCGTTACCAAACATTTGAGGATTGCTCTTATATGTTTCTGCTAAGTAGTCCCAAGCGCTATCGCCAAACAATTGATCTCTAAGGGTATCATTATTATTTTGCGATCCATTTTGTGCATTTGTCACTTTAACAAGCTCGGCGTCTGCTGCTCTCCGTTCTGGAGTGTTATCAGGTAAACTTTGAACTAAAGTAGTAAGCTCTTGAAACCTGTTTGTCATTCTTTTATTAACTTCTTTTTCGTACAGTTTACTTTGTGCTGTATAATCTTCACCACCCGGAAGTGCCATACCCAGTTTCTTTGGATCAATAATTTTATACGTGCTAGTAGAAGCAGCAACAGGTGTAGAAACTCTTGCAAGAAAGTCAAAGTAAAACTCATCATCTTGAATGTCACCTTCAGCAAACTGACGATACAAATCACCCGTATTAGCAAACTCTTGTAGTGCTGCGTCTGGGTCATTACTTGCGCCAATAATTATAAAATTATCTACTAAGTCTTGACCAATAACAGGATAGTTATTTTTTTCCTTAGCTATTCTTACAGCATCAGCAGCTTTTGATATTAAAGCGGGGTTGTTGCCAAGGCTATCTAACCAGTTACTGCCACCCTCTACTTCTCCTACTAAATTGTTAAGGAAGGTTAAGTCCTGTGTCATTTTCTCAGTAGGTTTACGATCATTAAAATATTTTGTACCAGCGGCTGCAAGAACAGTAAATCTTTTGTCTTTAATACCACGCATAAAATTAGCTTGAGCTTGTTCTTTAGCATCAATGCTATCTTGACGAATAAGTTCCCGCCACTCTTTGTCTTCTTGTGCCTTAGCAGCAGCAGCTTGTTCCGCCGCTAAACCCTTTTGGCCCTCTAGTAGACCTGCAAAACTTATAGCCATTTAAGCTCTCCTTGCCATTAGACCAGTGGGTTTATCTTCTACTACTGGTTCTTTATCTTCTTGCTTGGGAGCTTTATCTGCCCCCAATCTTTCTAATGTTTTCTTTGCGGAAGACATTTTACGAGAATACATTTTTGCTTTTGACTCTTCTTCGTCGTCAAAGCCTTCTTTAAAATCAATACCAGCAGCTAAAGGAATACCACGTATAAACTCATGTAATACTGGGCCTATAATTAAACTAATATCTATGCTATGGACACCTTGCATAACAGCACTACGCATAACAGCTTCAGTCAAAGTCTTAACGTCTACCCCTAATTCAATAAAATCTAGGATATCATCAGCAGCATCTTCATTATTTAAACGATCTAAATGATGCATAATAGCCTCATCAACGTCAACAATTTCAGGTGGGTTTTCATAAGGAGCGTTCTTAGGTTCAGTAGTAAGAGACTGTCCCGGAATTGGTCTATCGTACATCATATTTTTTATCTTCCTTTATAGAAACCCATAAATTTTTGTAAGTACTTAGGTGCAGTTGTATATCCATCACTAACATTACCAGCTTCTTTTACAGGTTTTCCTGTAAACCAAACAGATGCAGCGTCTTCAACCGTACCGTACTTGTTGTAATACTCATTTATTTTATATTCTGTAACATAAGCTTGTGCGTCAGGATTATCTTTAAAGTCCTCTACTGACATTTCATAACCAAGGGCTTGCTTTGTCCATTGTGATACATTTCCGGGCATAATAGCATATTCACCAATAGCTCTTTGACCTTTGTAAATACCTTTTTTAACAAGAGGGTGATTTGTATTTTTACCCCCACTGCTCTCAGCCATACTAATTGCATTTACTATTTTAGCAACAGTACCAGAAACCTCTTCAGGACCGCGTGTAGATGAATCTTTAGGTCCACGAGTTAAATTAATACCTAAAGCCCTATTAATTTTTTCATCTTCATCAAACATTTTAGATTCATAGATACTTGCCTGATCAGCCAGAGCTTTATTTTCTGCTACTAAATATTCCATTATACTTTCTTTAAAATTAGATTGTCTTTGCTCTAAAACAGAAGGACGATTCATAAAACCTTTTAACTTAGCTTCTGGTAAATCAGACTCACTGGTTTTATATATTGGTTCTCCACCTTTAAGCGCACCAGTTCCAGCCGAAAGATTTAAAGCTTTTTCTGCAGCACTTGTAGGGGCTTTTTGATAATTAGCGTATGACATTTATTTTCCTTAACTAAATAGAAATCTGTACCAAAACTCAGACCTAGCTGCATCTTCAGCTTGATCTAGTTGATCACGAACGCTCTCTAAGTTTTTATCTGCTATTAATATTTTAAGATTTCTTTCTTTTAAACTTTCCGAAGCGGTAAAAGCATAAGCCATCATATCTCTTTCACGTTGCCAAATTTGATTAATAGCATTTTCAGTAAAACCATTTTGAAACTTGGCGTCAGCCATGTTAGCTTCATTTTTAGCGGCGGTGTTAAGAGTAGCAATATTTTGACGCCATTGAGCGTTAGCTTGAGCAACAACAAGAGTGTTAGTAGCATTAAATTGATCTCTTTGATTTTGCATCTCTGCATTAAATTTAGATAATGCGTTTTTTTCACCAGCATTAAATTGATTCATTGCATTAGTTTGAGTCGCATTAAACTGATCAACCTGTGACTTAAGACTTGCCATAAACTGAGAAGCTTGATTTTTACTGGTCGCATTAAATTGTTTAGCGGCGTTCTCAGCGGCAACATCAGTAAGTAGTGCCTGTTGTACCGCTTGAGCTTTAAACATAGAAGTCTGCTGTAGATTACTTAAATTAGCCATATCCATCTGTAAAAAGTTCTGAGCATTCTGCACAGCAGCTTGTTGCTCATTAGATAGGTTAGTTAAATCCATCTGACTCATAGCAGCAGCATCAGCCATAACCTTAGCGTTTAATGCTGACATATTAGCAAGATTTGTAGTCTGTGTCAACCTTGCATTTTCTAAAGCTATTTGCTGGTCAGCAGTAAAGTTTATGTTAGCAATGTCACTAATCTTAGCAGCATTAGTTACACGTGCTTGAAACTCTTGATTAAAGTCTAACTTAAGAAAGTCAGCACGTTGTTGTGCAGCAAACAAAGCAGTCTGTTGACGATTACTTAAGTTTTGTGCCTCAAACTGTGCTACTACTTGTGCATCTTGTTGTGCGATAGGTAGCGCAGACTCCATAGCGGCTTGTACAATAGCCTGTGCTGCCATACTACTAGAGCTTAGACCACGTGCTAACATCTGTGCTGTTGCCGATCTCATAGCTCCTGCAGCCCAAGAAGGAGTATCGCCACCCTCAAAGTCTTGCATTAAACTTTCAAGCTGTCCCTGTACTGTAGCTCTTTTACTAGGATCAGCAGTAGCAGCTTGAATGTCAGTGGCTTCTTTTACTGCAGCCATATCTACAGCAGAACCACTAATCATCTCACCTTCTTCTACCTTACGAGCAGGAGGGGGAACTATCTGAGTAGGATCAGTAATCTTAACAATATCATCTGTGCCAGTACTGCTCAAGCTTCCTTTAGCAGCAGTAATTTGTTCATCTTCAGATACAGCACCTTGTGCTGCTGTTACCTTGTCAGCTTCAGCTTTAGTTTTATCCGCAATACTGGCTGCTGATATTGTTTCTGTAGCTACGTCAGCAGAAGTATCTGCAGTAGTAGCCCCTGCAGTAGTAGCTGTTGCAGAAGGAGTACCAGAAACTTGGCCTGTGGCTTTGTCAATAAGTTGATCTTCAGACTCTGTAATAGTATCAACTTTAGTTTTAGTTGCCATCTCTGCAGGAGAAGTAACAGCAGCATATGAAATATCCCCAATAACTTGGTTCTTTTCTTCACCAACTCTTTCTATCTCTGCTACGTTAGCTGTGTAAGCATCAAAAGCTTTTTTCTTCTTGTCGTACTCAGATTTTTTCTTTTTATAGTCTTCATGAGGTTTATTCATAGACTCTAATACAGGTGCTAATGCTGCATTTACTTCCGCTCTGGTTGCGTAGTAACCCCCACTAGCTTGTTGCGCACCTGTAACGTTATTTTTAATAACCGCTTGATGTTGGTTATTACTAAAGTTGTTGTGAATATGTTGCCAAACACCGGGGTCTGATTCTGAAAAATTACCGGGGTCTTCTACTGGCTTTAGCCTTTTAGGTGTTTTTAAAGAATTATTTACTTTATCTATTAAAGTAGGATTATTACCTTGAAGAGTAGAGTTTGGGGGACCAACCTGACCATAATTTTTTTCTGCAAATTCTCTTGAACCCCCTCCAATAAAAGGTTGATCAAAAAAAGCACCACCTTGAGACATACCTTTTGCTCTGCCCTTAGACATAAAACCCCCCACTGCATTTTTTGCTGCATTCACATACATAGCATAAGTGTTAGAGTTTTGTGGATTTGAGTTAATAAAATTATCTATTTCTTTATTATTTGCTTTGCCATCAAAGCCCATACCTTTAGCAAGTGTATGCTTTTGCTTTAAAGTAAAACCTGCAAATTTAGTATTAATCATTATTAAAATCCGTCCTTTAATCCGTCAAGTATATCTTGAACTGATACTTTCTTCTTAGCGTTAGGTGTGTATCTACACATATACGTCTTAGGGCATTCACTAAACTTAAACATAGGGTAATGATATCCTATTGTACCATTAGGTCCACGGTAAATGCAAACCTTTTCTCCTTGTATTTTAACTCTTTTTGCTAGGTGACACTGTACAAACTCAGGATGACTTAGCAGCCCTGCTAACACAAGGGGTAACACAACAAGATTAATCATTAACCAATTCCTAGTGATATCAGATATATGCCTCCACCTAATACACCAATGATTAGTAATGATAGGCCACCTATAGCTGCATTGTTAGCCATCTGCCTTTTAGCTTCCATTGCTGCATACACAGTCTCTTCACGTTCCTTACGTATTTGCCTACGCATACCTAACATTTCATCGTATGTGCCAAGACCAAACCTGTAGTCTAACATAAACTTTATTTCTTTTTCTTTCTCAAGCAATGTCTTCTTACGAACAATAATGTCCATTGCTTCTTGTTCTATGTTGTCAGTACCGTGTGTCTGCTTGTCTAACCACGTAGGGTTTTTACGTTGGGACTCAGCCCTAGTAATGTCAGCTACTGCACCGTACCATGCCCCTAGCTGCTGGGATACATCTTGTATCTCTCTGCCAGCCCCTACAAGCATCTTAACCCCTTTAAATGCTGCATTAGCTGCAGCAAAAGCTGTGATGGGGTCAATCATTTAATTATCTCTTTGCGTGGCTAGTCGTAACCACATTTAATGCTTCCTTAATTGCTTCTACATTTGCATCAATACGTGCAATCATTACGTCATTCTCATGTATATTATCAGCTAGTCTAGCACTGTCTATACGTACTTCAGATATGTTAGCTTTGTTATACTTAATGTCAGACACCATACTGGACACTGCCCACACAACAGCAGCACCTTGGGCTAGTAATGCCCCTGCTATTGTTACTAGTGTCCAGTTGATTTCCACAACTTATCCTGTAAAGCTATCGGCTGCTGTAATAGCAGAATTAATAGCAGTAAAGTCTTTGCTATCCCAATCACTGTATGTGTCTTTCTGATGTTTTAGATAGCCTACGCTACGTGTAACACGTTCTTTCTTTTCATCATGCGTCAGGTCATGCCCAAAGTCTTTATCTGTTGCACTATCGCCTTTAGCGTGAGTAGCAATAACACTATTGATTGTGCTTGCCCCACCTAAACAAGCTGCATGGGCTTGTGTAATTTCATCTGCTGTACGTGTCATTTATTTATCCTTACGAGTTTGCTGCAATTGCAGAGTTAGCAGCAGTCATACTTTCTGTAGTCCAGTAGTCTTTTGCCACCATGAGTTCCAGATGCTCTACATTGCGGGACACTGTGTCAGTCCAATCGGCATCTTCCATGCCCTCTGGTTGACCAGCGTTAAGGAGGTCAACTGAGTGACCCATCGCTGTGTAGTGCTGTGCGATTTCTTCTGTGGTTGGTGTGTCAGTCATTGTTTAGTTTCCTTCTAGGGCTGTGATACGTGCTTCTAAGGCATCGTTCTTTGCGGAGAGTTCTTGAATTGCTTTTACTAGGATTGGTACAAACTTGCTGTACTGAAGACCCATTTGCTTGCCATCATCTGATGTAGATACAGTAAGGTTTTTCTTAGAGGCAGTTGTATATCCAGCAGCTTCTTCAAGTGCTTGAACCTCTTGAGCTTTAAAGCCTATGTCTAACCAATCTTCTTTGTGCGTACCGTCTGGAGACTGTGCAGCAAGATCATAGTCATCAGCAGACTTGTCACCGTATTTGGAACGCTTGTCCCACTTGTATGTTACAGGAGCTAGTGCTTTAACAAAGTCCAAGCCTAAGTCTAGGGCTGTAAAGTCTGTTTTATCACGTTGGTCTGAGGCTACAGTCCAATCTACTTGAATATTAGCTTCAGCTATACTCTCATCACCAAGTACAATTTTATTACTACTTGTTCCTATTGAACCACCGGGACTACCTGTAATTCCTGCGTCTTTTCCTAGAAGCAGATTGTTACTACCTGAAGTGAGTGCTGCCGCTGCACCACTTCCTAAAGAAGTATTATTTGCCCCTGTACAAACAGATGCAGCACCTTGTCCAATAGCAGTATTATGACTACCACAGTTAGCACTAAGTGCTAAATAACCAACGGCTGTGTTGTTATTACCATCATCAGTGCCATCACCAGCTTGGACACCTACAAAGGTATTTTGTACACCTGTTGTGACTACTAAACCTGCATAATACCCAACTGCAGTGTTGCTGGATGCGGTGGTGTTTGCAGTTAAAGCTCCATAACCCAAACCGGTATTATTACTGCCTGTGGTGTTAGCCTGTAAAGCAGCACCAAATCCGTCAGTCGCACCACCAAACGCTGCGTTATTAATTCCTGTCGTATTTGATTGTAAAGTACTTGCACCTACCGCTGTTACTTTACCTGTAGTGTTTGCTGTTCCTGCGTTGTAACCAACTGCGGTGTTATAAGCATAAACATTCGCTGTGTAATTAGAATTGGTTAAAGCCCCATAGCCAACTGCTGTTTGGAAATACCCTGTTGCGCTTGTTTTTAAAGCAGTACCACCAATCGCTACATTTTTTTGACCAGTAGTAATTGCATACCCAGCCTGATACCCAACGGCAGTGTTGTCGCTGGCGGTGGTGTTGGAGTAGAGAGCAGCTACACCTATCCCCGTATTAGAACTACCTGTGGTAGTATTCCCCAACGCACCTGTTGCAAAAGCCGCATTAGAACTGCCTGTGGTGTTGTGTTGTAATGCTGCATAGTAACCATTTTGCTGGCCAAAGGCACTGTTGTAATTACCTGTGGTGTTGCTATAAGCAGCGTTTACTCCGAAAGCATCTATATGTCCTGATGTGTTGCTATAAGCAGCGTTAGCACCAACAGCAGTGTTACTTGATGTTGTATTGACAAGTAAAGCATTTGAACCAACAGCGGTTAAGCTATTTCCAGTTACATTTGCGCCTAAAGAATGACCACCAACAGAGGTATTGCTAACTCCTGTGGTATTAGCATCCATAGACTGATAACCAACGGCTGTATTTAGAGCAGCTGTTGTATTTGCTGTTAAAGCCTGATACCCAACAGCCGTATTGTTGGATGCGGTGGTATTTGCATCTAATGCAAGTGCACCTATTGCTGTGTTAGATACACCTGTTGTAATTGCTGCACCTGCGGCATAACCAACTGCTGTGTTGTAAGAATCAGTAGCACTGGTGAAGTTTTGTGCAAATAAAGTGTCATTACCAATTGCTACAGATTTACTGCCTAAAGTATCTGAGCTTAAAGCCTGTCTTCCTATAGCTACATTATCGTCAGCATCTGTTAAATCATCAGCTGCATTTCCACCAATTAAAGTGTTTCGTATACCTGTAGTAAGATTTGCACCTGCATTATAACCAATACCTATGTTTAAAGCATCTGCACCTGCATTTAAATCTTCTAGTGCATGATACCCTATAGCAACATTTCTGCCATGTGCATCTTCTGTCTTTAATGCTTCAAATCCGACAGCCGTATTTCTATCACCCGTAGTAATCGCAGTACCTGCCTCATCGCCTATAAGCACATTTTTGTCACCGCCAGAGGCTATTGAGTTACCTGCGTTTACACCTGCTATAAAGTTAGATGTACCAGAGGTGTTTGTAGACATACCGTCAGATACAATAATACCTGTAACATCTACGCCTGTGGCTGTTGTGGCTAGTTTAAGTGCATTGTTATGATATAAAGATACCGCACCTGTTTCAATAAAAGTCGCTAAAGAAGCATCCGTGGTACTATTAACATTAAGCTGACTTGCCTTTAAAACAA